CCGTCGTCGCCACATAATCGCGGATGACGCGGATGCTCTTGCCCGACTTGCGTGACGCCGCTCTGAACGCCTTGTCCGTCCCACCCGGAAGCGGCATGTCCACCATCGCAATCGTGCCGAAATCACGGTGCACGAAGAGATTCTGTGGCGTCTGCACGCCCGAGATGTTCGCGAAGTTGGCCGCCGCCGTATCGAACACGTAGACGGCTGTGGAACTCGCCGGCATGTTCGTGACGTTCTGCAGCGAGGAACCCGAACTGATCATCGGGGTCAGGAAGGGAATCGTGATGGTGCCCGTGCTGTCCGAGACCGTGGCCGCGACGACGCGCTGGGCCGTCTTGCCCGTGCTCTGGAACGACTGCGGATTGACGCTGTTCACTGGTGTCGTGGTCGAAACGAACGAGACCACATCCCCGGCGTTCAGCGTGGTCGAGGTCCACGAACCCGTCACGATGCTGGTCGCACCGCTCGAGGGCGACGTGGTGACGGTGGGCGTCCCGCCGAGCGTGCCGACGGTATGGACGTAGATGTTCTGATCCATCGTCCAGTTCGCGCCAATCGTGCGCTGCTCCATCATCGACCCCGACTCATACTGGTCGCTGATTTCACGCGCCGCGTTGAACAGGCCCTTGAGGTTGTCCATGATGGACGCGTCCGCATCGGGGTTGTTCATGACGTAGCGTTTGCGATCCGCTGGGCAGGCCAGGGAATCCAGCTTCGTCTTGGCGCTCAGATACGTCGCCAGCGTGGTCGGGGTCACCCCCGGCGTGCCGACGAAGTTATCCAAGCCCTGGGCGAGGTTGGCGCAGTCCTGGTCGATCAGGTTGCTGATGCGCACCACCTGCGGCTCGAGGAACTGCTCCCGGTAGTCGTTGATGTTCAGCGTCAGATCCTGCGAACTGACGTTGGTGTCCACGCCGCGCTGATACGACAGCGTGAGCGGGACGTAGGTCTCGGTAATGCCTTCGATGGCCACCGCTTGACCGAGACGGCCGATGAAACGCGGGGGTTTCCTGATGCTCAGGGTCTGCCCGAGGACCGCGCCGCCGAACTTGAACTGATCGGAATACTTCGTGTTGATGTTGGCCATCACGTCGTAGGTGTTCTCCAGAACATCCAACGCGTTATAGGTGATGACCTTATTCGTGAGAAAGGTATTGGCCACGTCGGCTCCCGCCGATGCGCCCTGCTATCGCCGCCGTTCGCGCCGCGATTGCTCCCGAAAGCCGGAAGCGTCGTAATCCTCGCCGCCACGTTCAGCCAGATCGACAGAAGAGGGCACCGCAGTTTTGCTCCCCGACCCCACCGGCTGCATGGGGGGAGGCGCGACGGTAAAGCCAGCGGATCCTGTCGAGGCCGGCGAGGCGGCAGGATTCGACGGTGCAATCGAAGACAAGGCCATCCCGAACTGGTAATCGCTCATTCGTGCGAGCGCATGCGCCACTTCAGCAGACCGTGCGATTGCATAGAACAGGTGTTCCCCATTCGGCATCTGCGCAATCATCTGCGCCCGCTCCGCACCTTTTTCGACGGTGGGACCGAGCGTGATCATGACACCAGGGCCGGATGAACGAACCGCATCGAAGTCCGGATAGACATCCTTCCCACGGTCCAGCATCGACTTGACCGTGGTATTAAATGCCCGAGAGGCTTGGTCCGCTTCGATGCGGTTTCGGACCAGAGCTTCGAAATCAACCTGTTGCAATTCAAACTTGGCGCGGGCTTCGATCTTCCCGTCGTTCCAGTCATCCCACGACAGATTGGGATTCTGGGCGGCAGCCGCATCATAGGTCGGATAGGAGAACTTCGCAGAAGAGACCGGCGCCGCCGAGGGGGGAACCGCAGCGGCGACCGGCGCAGGAGCCGAGGTCCGAGAACTCTCAATGGTCGCTATCCGCGCCTTGAGTTCGTCCCGTTCACGCTCAGCTTCTGCCCGCTTGTGCGCCTCCTGATCCCGTTCGCTGGTCAGTTGGCTAAATCGCTTCTGCCCGCGGGAGGGCTTGTCCGTTGTCGCCGGCATGGCGTCCGGCGCCTTCGGCAAGCCCTCGCGCAGTGACGCTTCCGTCTCGCCTGCCCCGGTCAGTTCAATATCGCCAATCGTGACGGAGACCGGCTGATTCGAATCGAGTTCGGCAGGCGCACCTGCGTCTGGAGCTTCGACCGGAGCGGTCTCAACATCACTCATGCGGAATGGCGCCTAGGATACGAAATATCCAGCCCAAATGCTAGAGGTTCTTTGATGACCGCAATCTGCGCGTCAATCTCCCGCAGATCCATACAGGCATCGGCCGCACCGTGCCAGTCTTCGGCCTCGACCTTCATCAGCAGATCGGCCCGCGTCACCACACGCCGCCGCATCAGCAGATCCAGGTTCACTTGTCCCATGCCACGTCCAACTTGTGCTTCACCTTCGGCGCGTCTGCAGGGCCATCAATCGGATACTTGACGCTCGTCACCGCCATCGTCGGGCGCGGCAACTGCACCGCCACCTTACAGACCTTGCAGACTGCCACCATCGGATCCACGTCGGCCGCATCCACATACGTCATTCCGAGGTTGCAGGTCGGGCAATGGAGGACAGGCCGATAGACAAAGACCAGATCCGCCGGCTCGCTCACCTTCGCGGCCTTCGGGGCCGCTTTCGCTTTAGGCTTGGCCTTGATCATTCGGCTCCGGTGCTAAATCCGCTGCCTGTTGCCCCTGCTCTAACGCATGTTGCTGGCCCTGTTGACCCTGTTCCAGCGCATGCTGGTGCTCGAGTGCGGCCTGCTGTAAGGCTTGCTCATGCTCCTGCTGGCTCAGCACCTTGTCATGCGTCATCTGTGCCGTGGCGTGCAAGGCTTCCTGAGCATGCCCGAGATGTTCCATGTGCAAGTCTAGGGCCTTCGCTGACCGCTGCTCCACCGCATCCACGAAGGTTCTGGCCTCTTCCGCATCAATCTTGGCCCCGGCAATCGCAATCTGGGCCGACTGCTGAATCCACGCCAGCCGTTCCTTGCCGGCCTGCTCAGCCTGCAACTGCTGGAGCTTCTGCTGCCCCTCGAGTTGCTGCTTCTGGAAGTCCAGTTGGCCCTTGGCCTGCATCTCGGCTTGCTTCTCGGCCGCCTTGCTCTTGATCTGCTCCGTCAGCATCTGAATCTGTTGCATCGCCTGCTGGAGCTTCGGATCCGGCCCGCCCTCTTCCTGCTGCTGGAGTTGCGGGGGAAGTGCCTTCCGCAGGATCTCGGCCATCCGCTGCGCGCCAGGGAAGGACATCTCCGCCACAAACTCAGGCGTAATCACCGCCGCCATCTCCGGCGGCAAATGCGGGATCAACTCACCGAGAGCGCCGAGACCCTCTTCCCGCATCGTCGTCGCCGACTTCCCAACATCGACCGTGACCCCGTAACGGCCGGCCGTGAGGTCGAAGAACTTCGCCACGCCCTTTTCCAGCCCTTGCGCCTGCTCCGGGGCAATCGGCTGCGCCTGCCCGTTCTGCCCCTGCATGAACTGCTGGCCGGCAATCACCTGTTCGGGCTTGTCATCCAGCCCAAGGATATGCAGCAACTGCCCTTTCCGCGTGATCTTCGGGATGATGTAGACGGCTTCATTGCCAATCTCAATCATCGTCCTGACCACGTTATCGAGGAAGTTGCTCGTGGCCTGTTCCTGCTGCTTCTGCAGGGCAATCGTCTGCCGGCCAGAGGTCACATTGCTGTTGTGGTTCCCGAGACTGGCGTCAAAGAAGGCCGTTGTGGCCTTGATCGCCTCTTCTGACAGGTGCAACAACTCGACCTGCGCCTGGATCGGCGGCTCTTCGATGTTCCGCCTTGGTTCAGGCGCGAGCTGCCCGCCGAGCGTCACCGGCTTGTAATAGAGCGCCTGATAGTTGTAGGTGTTCGCGTGCTGCCACTCGGGGTGCCCTTCGTCCTGGCCTTCCGCAATGATCCAGGGCGCCTTCGGTGCCAGCGCCGCCGTCTCAACCGCCCCGCTGTAGAGGTAATTGACCATCCGCTGCGCGTCCATGGCCGACTGGATGATCCCCCGGTAGACCTTCCGGCCGTCCACGTTCAGTTCTTCGCCGATGATGGGAAACAGTGGGATGCGCCGGCCGAGCCACACGCCCTTGGGCTCCAGCACTTCCATGGCGTTGATCTTGTAGCATTCGACCTTCGGGACTTCGACCACCCGGGTCTGCACAATGGCGGTCTTGTCCGGCGCCTGCTTCAACGGCACCACCTGCCCGGTATTCAACAGGCAGAGATGCTGTGTCTCATAGACGATACGCCAGTAATCCGCAATGCGGATCATGTCGTCCTGGACCCAATCCTTCCAATTCGACGTGTCCCCAACCACGTCTTCCACGCCGACCTGCTGCGCCTTCGGCCAGCGGCGTTTAAACTCATCCAAGCTCAGGTCTTCCGTCTGAATCATCCATTGGGCGTCAGACTTCGTGGGCTTCTCGCTGGAGGGGTCACAATAGATGGAGAGCGAATTCGTGATGCGCTCAAGCACCATCTCCTGGTCAAAGGCCGAGATGTCCTGTGTCGCATCCGGCGAGCAGTAGACCGAGCGCATCCGTAACCAACCCAGACCGGACTCAATCGCGGAATCGGCCGCCCACTCAATCGGGGCATCGCCGCGGGCTTGGTTCTGCATCCGACGGAGATAGCCGGTAAAGACTTCGGCCGTCTCGTCGTTGGCGTGCTCCCCGTTGGGCTTCACGTCGATGCTGATGTTGGCCTGCTTGACCGCGTTGGAGGCTTGCCGGACCGGCTGAGAGATGCGATCAATGGTCAGGCAGGGCCGAGCCGGCTGCGCGGCTTGGGGCGTCAGGCTGGCGCCGCCTTCACGCTGCGTCCTGATGGCATCGGGCCACTGATTGCCCGCCCTGAACTCCTTGGCGGCTAAGATGCTCTCCCGCTGGGCCCGTTCGGCTTCGTCGGCACGGATCCACCGTTCCC